AATCGCTGTTCCAGCTGGTTCACAAATCGTTGACGTTAAAGTGGTTACTACAACCGTATTTAGCGCTGCAACTACTGCAGTATTAGATATTGGTGGTACAGCATTTACAACTACTGGCACAATTACTTCTGTTGGTTCTGTAACTCTAGGCGCTAATGCAACTACTCCTGGTGGTTGGTTAAACGTAGGTTCCTCTGATGTGTTGATTAACTACACATTGGCTGGTACTTCTTTAACTACTGGTGCAGCAACAATTATTGTTACTTACGCAGTTCGTAACTCTGATGGTAGCCAACGTCCTACTGGCACACAAAATTAATCTAGGGGGCCTAGTGCCCCCATTACATCTTTAGGAAAGATTAATTATGACAGTACAATATGATGTAAAACAAGCGCATTTAGATGTAGAAGGTTTTTTTCTAAAATTCCCTACAAGAATTAAGGGTCTATCTTTTGTTGGTTCCGCTACTGCAGGGGCTTTTGTGCTATTTGATACTCTTACTACTCCAGTTTCTAGTGGAGTAACTTATGGGCGTTCTGGATACACAATTACTGTGACTAAAACAGCGCATGGTTTAAATACTGGCGATACTATTGGTATTCATTTTTATAATGGTACTGGCGGAACAGGTACAGATGGTAACTATATAGTCACTAAACTAACTGCTGACACTTTTACCGTAACTGATATTAATACTGGCACAATCACAGGCGCTCCAGCAGCAGTGTATTCAACAAAATGGTTGGTTACATATCAATCAGCGGCTAGCGATACATACACAAATATTGTCCCAATTCCTGGTGAAGGTGTTAGAGTATCAGATGGAATTTATGGATATATGAGTAATATCGCTTCTGGTTACGTTTTCTACGGGTAAAAAATGTCTGAAATAACTCAAGCGCAGGGTTCATTTGATTTAGCGGGACGGAAGGTTATGTTAGGCCTTCCAACCTACGACTTCAAAGTAACTGCAAAGCTGGCAATTTCGCTGGCTTCTTTTTGCGTTAAAGCAGTACAGCACGGGATAGACGTCCAGATCTGCAATATTTCTGGATGTTCTGTTGTTTCTCGTGTACGTAATTTGATTGCTAAAGACTTTTTAGATTCAGATTGCACCGACCTCATGTTTATTGATTCAGATATTAACTTTGATTCTGAAGACATTTTCCGTTTGATGGCGTGGAATACTGACCCTAAGAAGGGTATTGTTGCAGGCATCCCCGTTGCCCGTAAAAAAGGTAAGACATATATCTCTACACTAGATACAGATGAGGAAGAAAACATCCTCATGAACTACATGGGTTTGGTTAAAGCCAAGCGTGTAGCTACTGCATTTATGATGATTCGTAGAGAAGTATTTGAGAAATTGGCTGAAGCTCATCCAGAGTGGCTCTATCATGACGAGAAAAAAGTTGGCGATGAAATCATTGCTTTCTTTGACTTTGCGTTAAAAGATGGTAACTACATTGGTGAAGACTTCTTGTTCTGCGACCGTGCTAGAGAACTTGGCTATGAGGTTTGGATTGATCCGACTATCAAGCTAGGACATATGGGCATGGAAGAGTTTGCTGGGGCTTTTGGTGAAGACTATCTATACCCACTAATGAAGTCTATTGAGTCTAAAAAGGAAGCTGCATAATGGCAACCAAAAAGAAAACCCCCTCCCTTGCGGTTGGCCGGGGTGAAAAGTTGCCTGTATCTAAGGGTGCTGGACTTACCGCCAAAGGTCGTGCTAAATATAATGCGGCTACTGGCTCGAATTTAAAAGCTCCACAGCCTGAAGGTGGTGCTCGTAAGAAATCGTTTTGTGCTCGGATGTCAGGAATGCCTGGTCCGATGAAAGATGAAAAGGGGCGTCCTACTCGTAAGGCAGCAAGCTTAGCAAGGTGGAAATGCTGATGAAAGACCCATTTATGAACATGGACGAAGCAAGCAAGCATATTATTGACTTTGCTTCTGTCGTAACGGTATTAGGAACCCTTGCAGATATGTTGCCCGCTATTGCCGCTGTATTTACTATAGTCTGGACGGCTATCCGCATCTATGAAACTAAAACCGTTCAAGGTTGGTTAGGGAAAAAAGATGCCATCGACGAGTAAGAAGCAACATAATTTTATGGCTGCAATTGCACATAACCCTGCATTTGCTAAGAAGGTAGGAGTCCCACAATCCGTGGGTAAAGATTTTAACACCGCCGACAAAGGCAAAAAATTTAAAGAAGGTGGAACTATGAAACACGAAGATATTAAACTAGACAAGAAGATTGTTAAAAAAGCCGTTGGTATGCACGACAAGCAACAACACGGTGGTAAGAAAACTAACCTAGCTACCCTTAAAAAAGGCGGTATGGCTTGTGCGCCTAAGAAGATGGCTGCTGGCGGTCTTGCTGCTGGACATAAGTCTGCTGATGGCGTTGCTTCTAAAGGCAAAACTAAAGGTAGAGAAGTTAAGATGTGTGGCGGTGGTATGGCTAAAGGTAAGAAATAATCATGGGTAAGCTTAGAGAACTTAGCGACAAAGTCAGTGAATTTACTGACAAGCATGGTATTGCTAATCCAATCGAAGTAGCTGATGAAGCTCTGGGTAGACAGACTCGTGAAGAGTCTAAAGCTCGTCGTGAAAAGATGAAAGAGAAAGAAGTTAAGGAAACCCCCCAACCAGTCAAAAAAATGGCTAAGGGTGGATCTGCTTCTTCCCGTGCTGATGGCTGCGCTATTCGTGGAAAGACAAGAGCATAATGGTAAAGCCTGTTGACCCAACACAAGGCGCTTTTGACTTTGGGGAAAGCCCAGAGAAACCAGAGAAGCGTAAAGTCGGACCGAGTCAGTTCGATGATGAGTTGCGTAAACAGGAAGACGCTCGTAAAGAAGATAAGCAAGATAAAGCTAAGTCTAAAGCTGCTGAGAACGAAGAGTTCAAAGATAAGCGTCAACCAAAGAGTGATTTAATCCGTCAGGCTGAGATTGAGAAGATGAAAGAGATTCTTAATAAACCTAAAGCTGGTGGCGGTGCTAGAAGTGGTGGTGGCGGTGGTGGTTCATCACAAAGCCTGATTCAGAAGATGAACCCGTTGTCAAAGCCTTACAAAGCTGGCGGTAAAGTATCTTCAGCTTCTAAACGTGCCGATGGCATAGCAATTCGTGGAAAGACAAGAGCATGAGACCTTCCCGTGGTATGGGCGACGTAGCCCCTTCTAAAATGCCTGGTGCGAAAAAGAAAGCTCGCAGGGATGACACCGACTTTACCCAATACGCTAAAGGTGGTAAGGTAGGTAAAGGTGGCGCAGCTAATGTTGTCACTACTAAAGGCGGCACTGCTTCTGCTATGGCTAAAAAGCTGTTGTCTAAACCTGGCTCATTAACTGCTTCTGATATGTTTTCCGGTGGCGGTCTGTATGAGAATATTCATAAAAAGCAAGCACGTATTAAAGCTGGTTCTGGTGAGACAATGCGTAAGCCTGGGTCTAAGGGTGCGCCTAGCAAAGCGGACTTTATTAAATCAGCTAAAACAGCGAAGAAAAAATAATGGCAAATACATCGGGCATAGCAGATTTTGACCTTGACCTCGCCGAGTTAATCGAAGAGGCGTACGAGCGTGCTGGCTTACAGCTGCGTTCTGGTTACGATATGCGTACTGCTCGTCGTAGCTTAAATCTACTAACTATTGAGTGGGCTAACCGAGGCATCAACCTGTGGACTATTGAGCAGGGGCAGATTACTATTAACACTGGGCAGGCTATGTATGCACTGCCTGTAGATACGCTTGACCTTTTAGACCAAGTTATCCGTACTGGTTCAGACCAAACCCAAGTTGATATTAATATCAGCCGTATTTCCGAGTCTACCTATTCAACGATACCGACTAAGAATGCAAACGGTCGCCCTATTCAAGTTTGGATTAACCGCCAGACAGGGCAACAGAACACTATTACAGCCACATTAGCTTCTACGATTACTAGCACCGACACTACTATTACTTTGAGTTCTGTAGCTGAGTTAGGTACTACAGGCTTTATTCAGATTGGCTCTGAGATCATATCGTACCAAAACGTAGATACTGCGGCTAACCAGCTTTTAAATTGCTTCCGTGGACAGGCTGGGACAACTGCGGCAGCGCATACATCAGGCGCTGCTATTACAGTGCTAAACCTACCTAATATTAACGTCTGGCCTACTGGTGACGGTGGCGGTCCTTACACATTCGTTTACTGGCGTTTACGCCGACTACAGAATGCTGGTGATGGTGTTAACGTTCAAGACATTCCGTTCCGCCTAATTACCTGCTTAGTTGCTGGTTTGGCGTTCATGATTGCGGCTAAGAAACCAGAAGTTGCTCCTGAACGAGTAGCGTTTCTAAAGTCTGAATATGAGCAACAGTGGTTATTGGCGTCACAAGAGGATAGAGATAAAGCTGCTGATAGGTATGTACCACGTCAGTTATTCTACTAAGGTGATGTATGCCAGAAAAGTATGCGTCAGGTAAATGGGCAATTTCGGAGTGCGACCGGTGTGGTCAGCAATACAAGCTCAAGGAATTAAAGAAACAAGTATTAAAGACAAAGCTTTATAATATTAAAGTCTGTCCTAGTTGCTGGGATCCAGATCAGCCGCAGTTGCAGTTAGGTATGTACCCAGTCTCAGACCCACAAGCTATACGGGAACCAAGGCCAGATACGACTTACTACTCCTCAGGTTTAACAGGATTGCAAACACAGTTAGGAAACTCTAACGCTATAACAGAGTCTGGGTATCCTGCAGATGGTAGTAGACAGATACAATGGGGTTGGGCTCCAGTAGGTGGGGCGAGTCAATTTGATACGGTTTTAACGCCTAACAACTTGATTGCATTAGGGCAAGTAGGTACAGTAACAACAACAGTTAACTAGGAGTAAATTATGACATTTAAATCAGGCGCTAATGGTATCGAGTCCAAAGGCAAAACAAAAGGCAAAAACTTGGGTGATTCAGGCCCAACTGCTAAGACTATGAACGGTCCAATTAAGAGCACTGTTGGTAAGAAAAATGCCAACATGAAAACTATGGGTCGTGGTATGGCTAAACTTGCTGCTCAAAGAGGTCGTTAATCATGGCTATCAATAATAAACCAGCTAGCGCTTACGCTAAGCCTCATACAATGAGCGGTAAAGCTATTGATGCTAAAGAAAGCGTTACCAAAAAAGGTAACAGCGTAGACGCAATTAAGATGTCTTTAGGTAGCCAAGTGTTTAAAGCTCAAAACGATGCAGTTAAAACTGACGGCATTA